ACGCTGTGCCTTTGAATACTTGTCTAGCAATACTTCGCATTATAGTAATGTCATTGCTATCTAAAGTAATAACAGGACCTTGATGTAGTCCTGTTGAAAATTCCAATAAATCTTCTATCGTAGCTAAATTATTCATAAGTTTATTATAACTTAAAATAGCTTACTTGTCAATCGTTTAAGTGGCAATCCTGATGCAATTTCTTCTATAGTAAACTCTGTCCAGACATAATCATTAAACCACATTGTTCTATCTGGCATTAGTGGGGTTTCTATATCGTGTAGAAAGTCTATATCATTTGCAGCACCATATGCTAAACTATGTGGGCTTACAAATGCAGGCACGCCGTTTATTATACTATGTATTCCAGGATTACTACTATAACTTATTGTAGCCCATATCTTAGAATAATCTATATCAAAATCGTCATAGCTGCCTGGAGTTTGTGTTGGTTGTTGTCTAGTTACATTTTTAAATTCGTGTTCTATATGAGGTAACGGACATCTAGGATGAGGGCGGAATACAATAGGTCTATCTGAGTGTTTTTGTATTTTATCAATAGTTTCCATAACCCAAGTACTCATTCTTGGCATATTACGCCACTGTAAACTTTTATCGTGTTGTCCACATATTAATATATACTCGCCGTCTTTACGCCACGGCTTTAAAGATAATCCCTGTTGAACAGCTCTGCTATTATCCATACCAGTAGGACCAAAATAAGCATCACGATTAATTCCATTTAATCCTACTTTCCAGGTTGTTCCTCTTTTTATGCCGCCTACTTCAAGTACAATTACTGGTTTATTTTGTTTAACACTTTCATCCCAGACGGTTTTGTTCTTAGCCATTCGGCCATTCCAAAGAACACTCCAAATAACATTAACGTCACAATCCCTAGTATTATAAGAAACACTATAGCCAGCATCCATAAGGCTGTTAGCAAATGCATCAAAAACTGGTCTACTATTGAGGGCGCCATAATCTGTCCATAAACTAAACTTCATTCCTTATTATTCCCCAGATGCGTTTTTTATCAACAATATAATTTATTTCAGTTGTTGCAGATAGCTCTTCTAAGAATCTTTTTACACCTGGTAAATTAGCATCATCAAAAATAATTAGTTTACTTTTACTTACCATCAAATAATCGTGTTTTACAGTTTCATAGCTGTGTCCGCCATCTATGTATACAAAATCAAATTCTATAGGAGATAATAAGGTATCAGAAGTTAAACCTTGATGTAAAGTATAATCAAAATTCTTAAATCTATTTTTCAATCTATCAAGTTCATATTTTGCTTGTTCGATAGTAGGTGTAGACTTTCCGTTCCGTTCCTTTTTACGTAAACCTTCTGAATCCTTTACTGAATCAAAAACATCATAACCGGTGTAATGTAGTTTGTTTGCTCTCGGAGCTAACAACCAAACAAATTGTTTAGCTGATCCTGCTTTATGTGTTCCTATTTCTGCAATATTAGAATAGGGCTTATCTTCAAAGACACCTACTATCATATTAAAAAATTTATTTTTCATACTACGTTTTGCCAGTAAGACTCTGTTCTATCTCCCATTAAGTCTTTCTTTTTACTATGTCCTGTAAATTTTCTATCACCCTTCATATGATCCATCCATTTGCCTAGTTCACTATTAATTAGCGGATGACCACCACCGCCTGTTTTAGCAGTCTTATTGTATATATTTGCACTATAGTCTAGTGCAGTATCTTTGAAGTCTGCAAACTTATTGTTTAATAACTCTCCAAACACATAGCTATCGTGCCATTCTTCTAATGTAAAGATACCGTTGTCTGCATCTTCATACATACGTTCAAACTCTTCTACAAAACTGCAACCTACAGGATGATTCATATTAATACCGTAGAATCCGCACTCAGGCCAAGTTTGTGATCCTTTACCTCTGCCAACATATGTTAACCAATTATTGTAAGGCAATAGTTCCTCAAACTGTTTGAGACTCCAAGGACTATGGATAAATGTGTCTGCATCCATCCAAACAATCCATCTACCTGTGCCATAATTTTTTGCACAAGCATCAAAAACAGCATATGTTTTATTTGCAAATCTTATGGCGTGCCATTTGAATTCTTTATGCCAATCTCTAGGACGTCTTGCTTTTATCTCGTCTGGAGGTATGCCATTTGCTTTAGGATCATCTTTCCAGCGATCTTTAAACGCATTTAGTTTAGGTAATTCTTGTTTTGCATCAAGTATTGTAATTTGATTAGGATCGGGATTTACTGGTGTACAATCTTCTGCATACACAACTAATTTAATTGCTTTAGCAACATTCTGTGCAAAGCTATCTATAAAACGTTGTCCGTATACTCGCATACCTTCCGGATGGAATGTAGTTACTACAATTATTTCTTGGCCCATTGTCTTAAATGCCTCCACGCTGTTCCGTCTTTTAATTCGTCTAATGTCCAATGCATTTGTGCCATTTTACGTATCCACGGTTCTCTGTCAAATTCTTTTAAATTTTCAATTTCTGCAAGTTTATGATGTGCCACATCTGCTGCTTGACTTCTACTAGGATCAAGTACAATAACAGGTACACCTTCTATTGCTGCTGCTACTGCTGGACTTGAGTTAAAATTAATTACGCAATGTGCGTCTTTAAAATCATCTAATATATTTTGTGATCCACTTATAATAACGTTTGGTAGTCTATATCTTACTAACATTCTTTTATGATTTAATGAATTTTTATCGCCTGGATGAAATCTAACAATAATTCTTCTATCACTTACTTTACGTATTTGTGTAATTGTTTTTACGAGCCAAGGCATAAGAGCACTTCCTCTCATACTCCATCCGCCGTCTCTTTGACAGCAAATAACAATATCGCCACCTTGAAACTTCCAAGGTTTTAATTTTATTCCTAAACGTTTTTGTATTAAGTCCCAACGTGCAGGATCAGGATTAGTATTACAGTATTCGCCTGTATCGGGAAAAATTCCATCGTAACTGTATCTTAAAAATTTATTAGAATTACCTGGATCAGCATATAAAAATAAATTGCTATCAACAATTATGCTACGTTTACCTAATTTTTCTTGCCTTTCAAATACACTTTTTCTAAGTTGTAGATGTGGTGTTCGTTTACTATTTTCGTGTACATACCCTTGCACAACTGCTACATCACAGTCAATAGGATCATAGTCACATACAATTTCACCTTCATCGCCACAGCGCCATACTCCTTCGATAAAATTAACTATAATTTTAGGTTTTTCTGGATTTGTATTTCCTGGGGGGATACCCATAAGATAAGAAGCAACTTTAAGCGTCATTTTTCTTCCCTATTTTCGTTTAATATATTCCAAGCATACCCGCTGCGCATTTCCAATTCATTAAATTGACAATAACTTAAATGTGCCATATAAGCTATCATTTCGTCTTTTGTTGGTATTTTAGGATTTTCAATATTCTCTAATTTAGTTTCACAAATTAATTGTGCAGAATTTGGTCCAAGTGTTATAGCAGGTTTGCCCTCCATAAGAGCTTCAGTTGCAGCAATACTATTGTATGTAACTAAACAGTGTGTATTCCTTTGCAATGCTTGCCAAATAGTATTAGTAGTAACTCTTTCTGATCTTGCTGGTTTCATTCTAACTTCGATAGGACGATCAGTATATTTTTTTATTTCCTGAATTATATTTACTGTCCATTCTTGTGCAGTTCCCTGACCAAACAAGTTCATTACTTTGTCGCTCGGCGGACAAACAAGAATCTTTCTACCAGGAGTAAACGGTCTGTACTGATAATTTAAATAATCTAATCTATCAGTATCACGTTCGATTATTGGCCCCATATTTTGTACAGCGTTTTTAGTAATACGATGCCAGCGTTTGTGTTTAATATTATTGCCAAAATAACCAGTATCAACTGCATAAAATGTTCTTCCAGTTGCCCAGCATCTTTTTATTGCTTTTTGACTACTGCCACCGAGTCCACGTATTAATAAAATACTGTCTGTATTTTCCTCGTCTTCCCAAGTTGATTCTTTTACGCTATCAGGAATGCCTTCCATAAATGCACGTAAATAAGGATCATAATCGTGTCCTTTTTTGGCATAATTTGTTCCACCGATACTATCTATCGCAGCTACTTTATTACCCATTCATCATATCCGTAAGTTCTTGTTTCCATAGATCGCTAAATTCACAGTTTCTATAGTTTTCGAACCACGGTCCTCCTTCTGTATAATGTATTAATTTTGGTCTTTCAATGTCATCATAAACACCAACAAGATAATTCCAAGTGTGATTCAATTCTCCAATTTCTTCATCTTTTAACCAACTAAATCTGTGTAGATATGCTCCATTGATTTCTGGACTATTTACTAGGTCCATTGTAAGTGCAGCATTGCTAGGATGCGCACAGTTAAACAGCATTACACTTGACCAGTTTTTACGTGGATAGATAGTTTGTTTTTGTCCATCCATCTTTGTGCCTTCTTTTGGAGTGTAATCGTGTTGTACACACATCACAGCATAATTGTCGTCTGCTTGATCAAACAATTCTTTAATGTCTGTTGTAAGTATCATATCGCAATCCATAAACAATGCCCAACCTTTAAAATTCATAAGCTCAGGAATAAGGAAGCGTGTAAATGTAAACTCAGTACTTGCAAGTTTGTCTATTTTTCTAGTATACCAACCTGCATCACGTAACTCTTGCTGCTTTAGCGGACGTACATCTGCTGACGGTTGTTTGTTTAATATACTGTGCTTACAAACTTGATAAGCAATATCTTCTCTTGTGTCATATCCTACAAATACTTTCATTAGTCTCTTCTTTCTATATCTTCTTCAATACACTCATTACCCCATTGTACTTCTAGTATGTGTGCATTAACGTCTCCAGGATTTGATGCTTTGTGCCAAACTTCTTTTGCAATCGTGTATGTCATTGTACTAGGTTTTAGGTGCAAGCTGTCTTGTAAGCCATTAAATTCTGTATCCATTTTTACAACACCTTCTAGTATTTTCCATTCCTCTGATCGTTTAAAGTGTTTCTGATCACTTAAACTTTTACCAGGATATATTACAAGCTCTTTTACTTTATAACCTCTCTCAGGTTTATGATCTAGCACACGCCAATAGCCCCAGTCACGCTCAGTTTTTTGTGTTTTCCATTCGTCTAGTATCCAACTACTACTATTTGCTTTGTGTTCTCCGCCAATGCCAAACGCAAATTCTACGTCAGGATGATTGTTGTACATTGTATATTCTAGTGTATTTTTATTTGTTCTATCTCCGCCGTTAGCAAAGACAACTTTCCATCGACTTCCTTTAGTTGTTAATACTTGATATATAGCAGCACACGCACTGTCGTCGTCGTCATTAAACCCAATAACTTCGTCTACACAACTAAGCTCTTTAATAATAGTAGCCCGTTCTTCAAATGCCATAAACGGACGACCTTTTTTTCTTGTAAGCCAAGTATCACTATTGATACCTACTACTAAATGGTCACCTAATAACTTTGCAGCTTTAAAATATTCAATATGACCGGAGTGCAGGGGATCAAAGCCGCCTGTAACTAAAACTACTTTCATACTGATATTTATATGCGTATTTAACTACAGGAACTTTTTATGGCGTCTATTTGCTCCAGTGAAAGAGTAAACTTGTTAAAAGCAAAGTTATAATTGTATTCTACTTTAGCACTATCTATGTTTAGAGAGTTATTAATTACATCTTTGTCCCATACAAAATAACTGTCTTCTATAAAAGATTTAGCTAAAGGAGTTTGTTTAAAGTTAATAGGAATTACTTTCGCCATTAAACACTCAATGTATCTATAAGTCCAAAGAGTGTTCCAGTTTCCAGGCCAATCAGGTTGATGTGGGCAAAGACCGTAAACACTTTTACACAATCCTGCAAAATAATCTTTATTAAAAACGTTTTTGTTTTCTACGTTTCTTCCATCATTTGACCATATTATTTTAGAATCTTCTCTTATTATAAAATCTTTTAAAATTTCTTGCCTACTAGTACCTTCTCCTATAAACCCATTAAAATAGAATTTATATTCTTTTTTATCTGTATGAAGTTTCTCTGCTTCATACATCCAAGATTTTGGAAAAATAATAGGAAGTTTGATATTATTGACAATAGAAATACCGCTATCGTGATCTATTCGTATATTACATTTCTTATAATTAATGTCTTCTTCTTGTAATGCTAATTTAAGTAATATGGTTTGTTTTAAATTTTTTTTATTTCCCATTGTGATTTTCCAATGTATATTTTAAGCCTGTCTCTAAATCTATATTACATTTCCAATTTAAACTTTCTAGTTTAGCAGTATTAGCTTTCATTTCTGTATCTGTATTATTATCAATTATTTTACCAAATTGTAAATCAGATGATGAATCACATAAATTATGTACTAACTCTACAATTTCTTTTATTGAAGTAGTAACACCAGAACCTACATCTATATCCTCATAATTATATAGTATGTCTTTATTTTTTATTACAGCATCAAATGCAAAAATCACATCTTCTATATAGATAAAATCTCTTTTCTGTAATCCGTTAGTTAATGGCACTGGCTCGTTTTGCAAAAACTTGTTAATCAGAAATGAAATAAAATTGTTTTTTGCTCCTGCACCGAAAAAATGTTGTAAGTTCATATTAATAAATTTAAACTTGTCATTTGAAATGTGTTTGCCATATTCTTTAAATTGATTTTTACTTAATGAATATAAATTAGTATCTTTATTCAAAGAAGTGCCTGCATTAATAAAGGTTACCGATTTTTCAAGCAACCTAATGTCATTTATTATATTAATACCGGTAATTAAATTAGAGTCGTATATTTCTTTATGAGATTCATTGTTACGGCCGTAACAACAAATAGTATGTATAACTATATCCGGGTTAAAATTATATATAAATTCTGAATACGAATTTCTATTAAAGTAACCTATATTATGTCCTTGACGAAGTAAAAATTGTGACAGTGATTTTCCTAAATAACTATCACTACCTGTAATCAATATATTCATTGATGTTCTTCTATAAACTGGTCTATAGTTTCGTGTAATCGTTTAAACATTTCATCGGTCATTCCGTGATGCAACGGTAATAAAACTGCTCTTTCCATTACAGCGTCTGCGTTTGGATAACCTTCATTATTTTTTTGTAAAGTGATTCCTTGTGACATTGGTTGTCTAAGAACATTACCTGTAAAACATACTCGTGTTTGTATGTCTCTTTTTTCTAAATATATTTGAAATTGTTTTCTTGTAAAAGGTGCGTTTTTATTAATTAAAATTGGAAATGCCAACCAACCTGTATCAACTTTTGGTGTTTCTGTAGGATTTGAAAAATATTCTGGGTATTTGTTAAAATAATTTATCTGTCTTTCAAAGTTTTCTCTACGCACAGTTATATTATTTTCTAAACTATCTAGTTGGACTAAACCAAAAGCTGCGCCCATCTCATTGCCTTCCAAATTATATCCAGGAATAGAAAATACAAATTTAGCATCATATTCTAATCCGTCTAATTTAATATCAAATCTATTTTCTATTGCTTCGCTTTTTTCATCAAATAAACTAGAGCTACGTCCCCAACTGCGCAATAGTTTTGCTTTTTCTATAATGTTTTCATCATTTAAACATAAAGCTCCTCCATTTCCTGCACAATTAATAATATGAGATCCATAAAAACTTGTTATACTCATATCAGAATAAAAACCTGCAGGTACTCCATTTATAGAGGCTCCTAATGTATCTGCGCTATCGTGGATTACTTTCAAATTATACTTGTCTGCAATTTCTCTAATCTTAGGCCAGTCACATACATTTCCTAATAAATCAGGTGCTAGAATAGCAACTGTTTTATCTGTAATCATTTCTTCAATTTTATTTGCATCAATACAATATGTATATGGTTCAACATCTACAAATGCTGGAACTAAATTGTTTTTTATAATGCATCCAAGCGTTGTACCAAAAGTAAGCGCCGGAGTTATAACCTCGCTTCCTTCGGGAAAATTAAATGATTCTACTCCTATATACAAAGCACTTGAACCACTATTAACATATAGGCACTCTTTCTTATCAAATAATTTTGCTATCTCAGCTTCAAATTTACGACTATAGGTGCCCATTTGTGTAGATTCTTCTAAACACTTTACTACCGCATCAATTTCTTTTTGGCCGTAAACTGTTTTTGCATATGATATCTTTTTAGACATTTTTTTCTCCGTTCATATATTTTTTTATTTGGTTTACAGTAATAATCTCCATATCCTTGTTTTGCAACCAATAATTATGCCATTCAGCTGTTGCTTCCAAAGCTTGTTGCAAACTCCATTGGGGACGCCAGTTAAGTTTATTTTGAGATTTACTAATATCTAGTTTTAATAAAGTAGCCTCGTGGAGAGTTTCTGAATCATCTATATTCCACTGCAAATTAGGATAAAGCTTGCTTTGCATAAAATCTAAAATGTATCTGACAGACTTACACCCATCTTCATTTGGTCCAAAATTCCAACTGTCAGCATATTTTTTATCATCGTAAAGCAGTCTTGCTAACTTTATATACCCTGCTAATGGTTCTAAAACGTGCTGCCAAGGTCTTACAGCATCTGGATATCTAATTGTAAGATGTTCATTATTTTGCACAGCCTTTAGTATGTCTGGCAACAATCTATCATTAGCCCAATCACCACCACCAATTACATTTCCTGCTCTAGCAGTAGCAACAGGAAGATTATAGCTTCTTCGAAATGCACTCGTTAAAAGTTCGCTGCATCCTTTACTGCTACTATAAGGATCGTGTCCTCCTAATGCATCATTCTCTCTATAAGGCCAATCCCATTCTTTATTTTCATAACATTTATCTGTAGTGACATTTACAATGCTTTTTACACTTTGAATATTTCTAAGGGAATCTAGTAAATTTAATGTTCCTATGACATTTACTTCGTAAGTATATAACGGATTTAAATAAGATTCTCTTACTAATGGTTGTGCTGCTAAGTGAAAAACTATATCTGGTTTGAATATATTAACAATTTCAAAAAGATACTCTCTGTCACGTATATCACCTATGACGCTTTGCATATTGTCATTTACAGATGATACAGTAAAGTTATTTGGATTCGATGGTGGTTCTAAACTATAACCACAAACATAGGCTCCTAAATGTTTAAGCCACGAAGTTAACCAGCTACCTTTAAATCCTGTGTGTCCGGTTATAAAAACTTTTTTTCCGTTCCAAAATAACTTATCCATTACCAAATTTTCCAAGGTGCGTCAGTATTCCATAGATTCTCTAAAACTTTTTTATCAGGTAAAGTGTCCATAGGACGCCAAAAACCTTGATGTTTAAATGCCTTTAAATTTCCTTCTTCTGCTAATTGCTGTAAGGGCTGTTCTTCCCAAGTAGTATTATCATTAGCAATATAATCAATTACTTTAGGCGAAAGAACAAAGAATCCTGCATTTACCATTGCACCATCACCTTTAACCTTTTCTTGAAATTTTGTTACAGTGTCACCTTCAAATTTTAAGTTACCAAATCTTCCTGGTGGAAATGCAGTAGTCATTGTAACAAGTTTTTTATGAGATTTATGATATTCTATACTTTTTCCTATATCAATATTTCCTACACCGTCGCCATAAGTAAAACAGAATGCTTCGTCGTCTTTAATAAATTCTTTTACACGTTTGAGCCTGCCGCCTGTCATAGTTTTCAGCCCTGTATCAATTAAATTTATATTCCAATCCTCTAAATCATTATTATAAAATTTTACATTTTGATTTTTTATATTAATTTCAACATCAGAATTTTTTCTTGCATAATTTACAAAATATTCTTTAATGTAATCGCCTTTATAACCACAACAAATTATAAAATCTTTTATTCCGTGTGCAGAATAAATTTTCATTATATGCCATATAATAGGTTTGCCTCCTATCTCTACCATAGGTTTTGGCCTATCGACTGTTTCCTCACTAAGGCGTGTGCCTAATCCTCCTGCTAGTATTATGGCTTTCATTTTCTTAATTTCTCTAACTCATTAAACATAGGATCTAAATTTAATAAACCTAATGAATAAACAGGTTCTTCGACTGTAGAAATTACAGGATTCAAACCCATTGCAGCATAATGATCTTTAAATTTTATTCTGTCGCCTTTTATTTTATTAGAAAATTCAACCCAGGCTGCTGGTATTCCGTAAGCGTGAGCTGCAATTATACCGTGTAAACTACTAGATATTATTGAAGTACATTTACTAATTTCCTTTGCTACTTCTAAAGGATCATCATTTATTACATTTATTACATTATAGTCTGGATATGTATTTTTTACATATTCATAATCTACAAAATGAGGGACTATACCAATTTTAAATTCTTTAGGTTCTTCTGGACATATCCAGGGCAAAAGCATTGCTGCATCTCCATAAATTTCAGGACAAGTTCCGCCGCAATCAATTACACGTTGTCTAGTGTAGGGTCCTCGTACAAATCGCCAATCGGCATTAGGATTAAGTTTTTCTTTACGAAAATTAATCATTCCTGAACCTAATACAATTGTATTGTCTTTAGCGTGTCTAGCAATAGATCCTACGCAAATAATATCTGCACTTTCGATTCCGCTATACTGATAATCTATATTAAAGTAATCGAGTATATAAGGTGTTAATAGATCTCCAAAATTTCTATCTTTTTTTATCCACCAGGTATTATACGTCATCAATGGTACCTTCTAAATTTTGTGTCAAACTATGGGTTTTTATATTATTTCCTATACTATAAAAAGGATGTAATCTTGCTAAACTAGGTACTGTAGTATTAGTATTCAATACCCAGTCTCCGAGTTGTTGATCAGCTGTTACGTGACCGTGTTGACGAATATGTTTTATTATTTTATGAGCGCCTTCTGGTTTTAATATGTATGCATAGGCTCCTTTGAAATAATTTCCTGTGCCTATTTTATAGGGATTTTTTGGTGACAAATTTGTATATTTTTCTATAGCAAGTGGATTATTAGCTTCTTGTTCTAAAAGTTTGTCATACGATTTGCTATAAGGATCAAGTCTATCTAATTTTAAAACATCTTCAAATTCGTTACAAATACTATTGCCAAATGGCTTTAGTATATAACCGTCGTGTTCTAAGATGCACATAGGTTCGCCCTGTTTTAAACATTCTAACCATAAGTAATAGTGGCTAAAAAAACATCCTCTAACACCTAACCGTCCTTTTTTAAATTTACGTTTAGGTTCTATTCCTGTTGCATAGTAATGTTTCTTCCAATCATTACCGTTTATAGCTTTGAAGTATTTGGGACTAAGCCCGTGTTTTTTTGCTTGGTCAAAACAATCTTTTGCCATTTTACAAGAATGTTCATTTTCTTCAAGTCTAATTATATATGTTATCATATGTTTTCTATTGCCTGCTCTAATGCAGCTATTTTCCTATTCAAACGTCCTTTATAAATTGCAAAGCTTCTTTCTGTATTATCGAGTGTTTTATAGTTAGACCTTTTACCGAAAACGTGCATTTCAGGAATTTCAGCTACATTGTAATTATTATAAATGTGTGTTCTTACTTGGACATCTGAGTCCCATTGCAATGTATTATCTAATACAGACAATGCAACACGGTTAATATCTGATATTACATCGTGTCGTAATATTAGCATTGCCATTCCGCCTTCGGAACCGTTTTTCTTTGTTCTAGTAATGTTTATAGCGTGATGTGTTTTGAATAAATTATTAACTTGTTCTATATTTAATTTTTTTAATGCAATAATATCTGCATCTGATACTACAACATTTTGATCAGTTTCAGGAATACTGAACCATCTTGCAAGAGCATAAAATCCTTTTGCTGCATCGTCATTACAATTGTATTGTTGCTTTATATCTTCAAATGAAATATTTGTAGTAGTAATAAAATTTATGTTACTATTTGTTGGTTTATTATCGCCGACAAAATGTAAAGATAAACTATCGTGAGGATAAAATTTTTTTATAGTATAACTGTAAGAAGTATAAAAACTTTTATAGTAGAGAGGATCGGTAGCTGTATGAAATATCACAGGGTTGCATCTTCCATTCCTGCTACACGTAGTTTAACTACGTTTGTAATTTGCCATTGCTTTTGATCAAGTGCTTTTAGTACACCTAACCACTTATTACGCAAAAGCGCAAATTCGTTGATAATTTTTTCATAGTCAACAACGTCTGCCTCGCCGTCAACGTATTTTTCAACGTCACGGCTAGACAGAGCTCGTTGATAGTTTTCCAAATATTTTTTAAAGTAAGAGCTACGTAATCTGCGTAGTTCGATATTTAGATAATTTAAGATAGCTTCGATTTCTTGTAATTGATTGAACCGCTGCTCTACTATTCCTGGCATTGCAGCAGCTGATTTCTCAACATTTCCAACAAGTTTACATTCTTGACGTGCATCTTGCAGTTCTTTTTCAAAATGCAAAATTCCATCAGGAATTTTTGAAATATCTCTTGATATTTCAGAATACCAACCCATTAGTAATCCCAATCCTCGTCATCGTCGTTTGTGTCGTAGTCGATTGCATCTATTTCTAAATAATAATAAATTGCATCATCTAAAACACCGTCGTTACCTAAAACTTCTTTAAAAGTTTCGTCACTAACACCGTAGTCAGCAAGCAAATCAACAAATTTCTCTGCTGCTGATTCTACGTGTTTTTTATCTAAGTATTCTTTAAAGCTCATCCAAATATCTGCAATTTGGTCTTCATTCATTGGCGAATTCTTCCTCGTTAAGATCTGCTGCCGCAGCTTCTTCGTCTGCGTTGTCGATATTTACCACAGAAGCTTCTTTTTCTAAGTAATCTGACATAACCTTATCGAGTAATTCACCATTCCAGTTCTTACGGTATTCAAGTAGTTCTTCACCGTTGATTGTTTCATAGCGCAAACGGTTGCCTTGCTTAACAATAACACCTTTTGCTTCAAACAATTCAAGCAAGCCGCTATATGGATTCATTCCTGTTTCATAAGGAATCTTTACCTGTACACCTTCAAACGGTTTAGCATAACGTGTCTTCATAACCTTACAGGCTGCACGAATACCACGCACTTCACTAATCTTGTTACCATCTTCATCTTCTTTTAGTTTTAGTTTTTTCATTGCTACAACAATTGAAGATGCATAGATAAAGCCTTGACCACCTGAAATTTTATCATCTGGATCAAACATATCTTGAGATGCGTATGTGTGGTTAGTTGCTACAAGTCCTACATTGTGTGAACCAAACATATTAACTGTGTTACGAACAAGTGCAGTCAATGCCTTGGGCTTACGACCCATATCACCTTTCATATCACCCTTGTTAAACTGGTCTACGTCTGTAGGTGTTAACAACATACCTAGTGAGTCAACTACAAACAATACCTTAGGGCGATCTTCTTCGTTCATTGCTTTGTAGTCTGCCATAAACGTACTAATAGTCTTAGCAACATCGTCAATCATTGACATATTAAGTTTTAGTAGTTTATCTTCTGATGTATCTACATCAAGTGCTTTTAGCCACGCTTCGTCAAGTGCGTTCTCTGAGTCAATTAATACTACAAAGATGCCTTGATCTTGTGCTGACTTTACAATGTTGCCTGAACAAATGTATGACTTACCTGCACCAGACTCACCTGCAAATACAGATACCTTGCCTAGTGGAATACCTTTGTTCCAATCACCTGAAATAAGATAGTTGAGTGCATAGTTACCTGTGCTAATCCAATCAGTTGGGTCGTTAAACCCTGCACTCATACCTGTAATGGATTTTGTAAGCGATGTCCTAAACTTAGTAGGATCGAATGCCTTAGTTGCCATATGTATCTCCTAATCTAAAAAGCAAAATGGGGGATTGCTCCCCCATAGTATATTACTGTCCTTGACGTGCGCGGATCATCGCTAGGATGTCTTGTGCGCCGCCGTCACCTGCAGGTGCTGCTGCTTCTGCTTCTGGAGCAGGAGTTGGCGCTGCTTCTGCTACTGGAGCAGGCGCCACTTCAGGTGTTGGTGTTGATGCAGTTTGGCTTGTTGCTGTACCATTACTTGGAGTTACATTAGGATCTCCAGTACGTGCAGCCATTCCGCTTGGACGGAAGTAATTACTCCAACGATCTGCATCATATGCTTCACCGTCTACTGACGCTTCAAACATTTCTTGCATTACTTTGATCGCAGTTTCATCTGGCTTCTTAGGAAGGAAGTCTGAAAGATTAAACAAACCGTGTTCGTTGATCGCAGCCATTTCAGCATCACTTAGTGGACGCTCTCTACGTGCCCAATTTGATGTGCCATAGTCTGCATAACCGCCTTTTGATGTTTTATTAAGACGGAAGTCAACACCAGCAGTATAATCTGTTGGCAATTCTTCCATATCAGGATCCATTAAAGCCTGCTTAATAATTTGGAAGATTTGGGGACCAATGATAAAGCGTCGAATTGGATTGTCGGGTGCTTCGTCATCGGCTAGCGGGTTATCTGTTACAAAGCCTTGGAATACATAAGAACGTTTTTTCCAATACTTGCGACCCATATCTTCAAGACTTGGGTCTTTAAACCATCCACGCACTTCGTTAAGGATATTACAAGTTTCGCCATACATTTCCATACAAGGAACTTGTACTTGTACCGGACGTGAACTTGTATCACCTTTTACTCCACTAAATGGAAGTTTAATCATCAAACGTTCTTTCCAGAAAAAAGTGTTGTCTGGATCGCCGTCTGGCAAGAAACGCATTGTTGCGCTTTCGCCTTCTTTAATATTCCAAAACGGGTAAATTGGGTTTGGACCAGATGGGCCGTTTGATGCACCTGATGTACGTGCTTCTTGTTCTTTGAGCTTTGCTCTAATTTCTGCTAATGATGCCATAGTTGTGCCTCCTATAATGTTATGCCTATGTGCTTTGTGCCTTATTCGTATAGCACAATATATACTATACGATACTATTTATAAAAAGTCAAGTACTTTTTACAAATTATTTTAAAGAGTTAGCGGATTATCTTAAACCCGCTAACTCTTTTACTCTGTCAAACTCTTCTGTATCCAACTGCTGTGGTTGTGTACGCATCTGATACTCATCGAAGAGTGCTTGTACCTGTTCAATGAAAGCCTTTGCGGGTTCTATGAACTCTTCGCCGTAGTCTTTCTCAACCATAGTTAATACTGCGGTTTCGCCTTTTGGAAACAAGCCTGTTTCTCTATCATAGTATGATAATATGAATTCGCCTAATGGTGTCTTATCGTCCTTTTCAATAGTAATTTCATCACCGTCTGGGCCTTGGATTTTATCACCTTTTTTCTTGCCGTCTTTTTTAGCCTGACGTACTGCATTTGCGTATGCATTGCCTTCGTCTGTATCATCTTCGCCTACTTTAACACAGTTATCTACACGCTTGCCACCTTTCATTTTGGTGCCCATACGCTTGTAGCCTTTCCAGCATACTTTGCCATCAACGCCTTTTTGCTTTTCTTCGTCAAGTGTGCGCCAGCTAGGATTGCCACATTCTTCACAAACGTGGTCAGCAAACTGTCCCATTGTGTCTTCAAATGCCTGTTCTAGTTCAAACTCTTCTTTTGCTTTCTTTTTTTGATCTCTTCTCTTCAGTGCGCCGCCTATTGTAGCACCTATTGAGCCTCCTAAAGCGCCTGCTCCTGCGTATGCTTTCAAAGCTGCAAGTTTTGTTGCTAATGCTGCACTGGCTGGTATAACACCCGGAACTGCAAATGCTGCAAGAAATGCGCCACCTAATGCGCCTAATGCAGCATCAGTTTTCCAACCTTCGTCAATTTCTATATTTTCCTTTTCAACATCGTCCGCTTTGTCTGATAACATATCAATTACTTTTTTACCGCCATAAAGAAGACCAACAACTGCTAATCCTGGTAGTGCGTATTTAGATGCAAAATTAGCAACTTTTAGGAAACCGCTGCTGCCTATTGCTGCTGTAACCTGATCCTGTATTGCATCAATGCCGTCGCTTGCTTGTGCAATTAATGCGTCAGCATCACCTTTTAAATCAGCGGCCATATCGCCTACTGCGTCAATTGCATCGCCTGTTTTTTTGCCAGCGTATGCTGCACCACCTGCTACTGTTGTTGCAATAGGATGTTTTACAGCCATTGTACCTACACCTTTTGCTGCTGCGCCTGCACCTCTTGCTGCTGCGCTGCCACCTTTTGCAATAATATTTGCACCTATACGTGTAAGTGCAGGAACTGCTGCTCGTATAGCTGTACCAAGCAATAGTACTGCTGGTGCAATTTCATCCAATTGCTCATCTGACTCGCCTAGTATATCATCTGGGCCTAATTCTACTGCTTTAGTGCCTTCTTTGACTAGGTTATAAATGTATGGGAATATATCTTGTAGTTCTTCGTTAAACTGTTTAATAGTTAGCTCATCAATCCAGTTTTCAGCAACATCACTTGGAACATCTTCTAGTACTGGGGGATTAAATGTTTCAAATGCTTCTTTGTAATATGCTGGCTTTTGTAATGATGCTATTTCTTTTTTGACTGTAGCA